GACATTTCTTAACGGCCATTCTAAATAGTTTGTATAATAGGTTCCTTACGTTGTGCTGGTTTTTCCATGTTATGCAGGGCCAAGCTTCACTATCTTCATTTAAAGCCCTGATAGTTGATTATCTCTATGGAGATGATAAGCTTAACGGTTCAAGAGACGCGCGCCTTAATGGAGCGTCTATGCAACCTATTTCGAAAGTATAGGTCATGAGTTCACTGATGGTAGGAAGCAACGTCAATTTAAGGACACTTACTCCATATTTGAAGTGAGTTTCCTCAAGAGGCACTTTAAGATCCACAGAGGATTGGGGCGGGTCGTCCCAGCCCTAAGTATTACCACCATTATGAATATGCTAAATTTTGTTGATTCCTCTAAGGATTATGACACGGTTGTTGAGGGTAAGCTTGACGTTTTTCAGCGGGAAGCTTATCTGCATGAGGACTTGTATCCTTTGTTGATGGAGAAAGTCAAAGAGAGATTGTTACTGTGTGGGCGAGATTTTCCTTTCCGAACGTGTTATGAACTTAATTCCCTTTATGGTGCTGATTATCTAGCTTTAGAGACTAGGTATTATTAAATGAGTTCGACCGTAATGTCGTTAAACTAGCTTCTCTGGTGAGTTGATGGGTTATAAGCGAGTCGGCCTACTCGCGCTACAAGGCTCACCAGATTTACAAAGGCCACCACCTGTTACAGAATTGACACACTCTGTAACTGTAGGTTATGTGTTGCTTCTCAATTTGTTTCTGATTCTGATTTTATGTCTAAGACTACAACTAAACCACCTTTAGAAGGTTCAAGTATTTTTGATTCTACACCTGATTTCACGTGTGTCCCTAAAGAGATGAAAATGGACTTTTCTCGGTTTATTGATAAACCTATACCAGTTACTACTTTTACTTGGACCACCGGGCAAAGTGCTGGCACTGAGATTGCCTCTTTAGGGTTTCCGTCCACCTTTTTTGTTAATAAGCTTGCTTCAGCTGGCTTTGACTTAGCTAGTTTGTTTCACGCGCGAGCGTGTTTCGAGCTGCAAGTAGCCGGGACACCTATGCATGCAGGAGCCCTGATTTGCGCCGTTATGCCTAGTAGTATTCCACCTTTTGGTCCTGGTGCTGTTGGAAGTATTCATAATTACCAATCGAGTCCCCACACGTACCTTTACGCTTCATCATCTAGCGTCGGTTGTGTGGAAATACCTTGGTACTCAACAACTAAGCTTAGGTATACACCTTCTAGTGCTAATCCTCAAACACCGTATGCGAACCAGTTCGTTAATGGTGGTAGCCCCACCGATTATGCTACTCTTAGAGTTAAAGTTTTAGGTGCTTTGGCGGCTCCAACTTCTGGTTCAACTTCGCTGGTTGTTACGGTAGTTGTAAGGTTTTTAGAGAGTAATTTCTTTATGCCTAAAGTATACTCCCAGTCCTCGAGCGCTGCGGAGGTTGCGCCTCCGGCGGAGCAATCATCTCACGAGCTGCAAGCTCTTCTCTCTAGTGCTACGCTCCAGGATACTGATGCGATTAGTAAGTTGTGTGGGCTGCTTCGGAACCCCATTGTAGTGCGCTCATTAGTGGGAATGGGAGTCATAGAGAGTTTGCGGCTGCTAAAGGAGTTAGGGGAAGAGATCCTTGATCTTTTGACGACTGAGGGAGATGTGGTATTTCAATCTTCCACTTCCTCTATGGTGTCCAAAGGAGTGAAACAATTATTTACAGGGGTGATAGATAACGCCTTTACGGCAGCAAAGGATATGACGACTGACTTTCTCGATTATGGTAGGGGTGTAGTTCGCGCGTATACTGGTCTTCATAATCCAAACTTACGTAATCCAAATGACCGCGCTATAATGGCGACAAGAAATAATCCG